ACTTGATTATGAAGATGCATATCACAAACGCTGCGAAGATGCAGTAGAAGGATATGCACATTTGAAAAGACCAGAACTCAATCGGAGGATTAAAGCTTGCCAAGATATGTTGGCTGACTGTGATCGCATCCGTTCTGCAGCAAAAGCTACTCGTGCAACGCGGGTAAAGCAACCAAAAGCTGCAGATAAACAAGTGGCTAAAGTTCAGTATAAGAAAGAAGATACTGAATTTAAGCTAGTGTCAATACCTCCTATTAAAATTGTAGGTGGTACCCGTCTATACACGTTTAATACTAAGACACGTGCATTGACGGAATATATTACTCAGGACGTAAAAGGATTTGAGATCTCTGGCACCTCTATCAAGAATATTGATAAAGTAAATAGTCGGACGGTAAAACTCAGAAAGCCTGACGCTTTCCTTCCTATCGTCTTGGGTAAGACACCAAATCAAATTGATAAGGAATGGAAAACACTTACTACTAAAACTAGTATACCAAATGGTAGATTAGGTAGTGATACAATCTTATTAAGGGTATTAGATAAATGAGTGACTTTCTCAACAAAAGTAAATTCACGCAATTGATAGAGAAAGCGGTGGTTGATATGCATATCAGTTACATGGATGCCATCCTCTATCTATGTGATAAGAATGATATTGATCCAGTAGATGTCAATAAGTTCATATCACCTATCATCAAAGGGAAGCTTGAGGCAGAAGCAATGAACCTCAACTTCCTACCTAAAACAAATTCTATTGATTCAGCTTTATTCGAATAAGATGAATATATATAGATTTACATTACAGCAATACTGTGTTATAATTAATCATATTTCAGCTATACAAGGAAAAAATAAATATGTCATTCGAATCACTTAAACGCAATCGCGGTACAGATATCTCACAACTCGTAAAAGCAGCCGAAGCAGTCGGTGGTGGTGAAAAGAAAAACTATGATGATGAGCGTATCTGGAAACCAACCGTAGACAAGGCAGGTAATGGATATGCAGTCTTACGTTTCTTACCAGCCGCAGAAGGTTCAGAACTACCATGGGTCAGATACTGGGATCATGGATTCAAAGGACCAACCGGTCTTTGGTATATCGAAAATAGTCTTACATCGATTGGTCAACCTGACCCTGTTGGCGAACTCAACTCCAGACTCTGGAATTCTGGGATTGAAGCCGATAAAGAAACCGCACGTGCACAAAAGCGGCGTTTGCATTACGTAGTTAATGCATTAGTAGTAGAAGATCCATCTGCACCTCATAATCAAGGTCGTGTTGTACTCTACAAGTTTGGTAAGAAAATCTTTGATAAGATTATGGATGTTATGCAACCATCATTCGCTGATGAAAAAGCAATCAATCCATTTGATTTCTGGGATGGTGCTAACTTCAAACTTAAAATTCGTCAGGTCGAAGGTTATCGTAACTATGATAAATCTGAGTTTGCTAGTGGAACTGCTCTTTATGAGTCAGATGAAGCTAAGCTAGAAGCAGTGTATAATCAATTGCATGATCTTAATGAATTCAACGATGCAAAGAACTATAAAACCTACGATGAACTTAAAACTAAATTAGCCCGAGTTCTAGGTGAGGAATCATCGATGGGTGCACCGACTATGAGACAAGAATCTCAAATGCATACACCAGCTCCGCAACCTGAATATAAAGTTGCTGAGCCAATCACGGCTGAAGAAGTTAATCTTCAAAGTGATGATGATACAATGTCTTATTTTGCTAAACTAGCACAAGAAGACTAAAGAACAACAGCTTCCATCGCTCTTCGTACTAATGGATTATTTGCGTCAAATGAGTTTGTGCCTGATCCAACGAGAGCGGTGGTTGCACTTCCAACATTAGTAACAGAAGCATCAACAACAGCTGGTGGTGTTGTATTTACACCAACTGTTCTATATTTTTCAAAATAGTCTATAAGCGACATATTCATTTCTTTAGCCAGTTCTTTTATTTTAGTCATATCACTTATGCCAAATTGCCGTGATAGTGAACTTTCCAAAGCTCTACCTTTTAAGCCTCTAGTAAAAGAATCAATTTTTCTTTCTTTATCTCTTTTAACTGCTACAAATTTTATTATTTCATCGGCAGTTTTTATATCTGCCTTTGTGGTCTTTGCCCCAAATGCCTCAGCTGCTTGTTCTGCAGTCATTCCGCCTTGAGAGGATCCTCGTCTAAGCATGGCATCTCTATTATCACTATTAAGAAATGCATCACGTTCTGCTCGAAGTTCACTTAGCAACGCTGTTGATGCAGTTAATTTTTTTCTATCAATTTCACTAAATGATTCTGGTTCATATAATTTTTTGCGGGCTAATATATTTACTTCTTTTTGAGTTTCATCGAGTAATTTTGCTCGTTCAGGTTTTGCTTGTCTGAAAGCATCTTTTTCATCTTTTGTTGTAATTAAATCTGGAGCAATTTTATCTAATGAATCTAATATAAAATTACCTGCAGCTATTATACTATCTTCAACATTCTTTTTAATGTTTGCAGCTTTTTCATCTACAAGTTTCTTAAACTCTGGATCATTTTGGTATCTTTGGTATGTTTGAAATAATGAAACAGATCCACCAATAATTGCACCTGCTATTGCTCCCAATGGTCCTAGGACTAGTCCTCCAACTGTAGCAAATCCTGCAATATTAGTAGTTGCGCCAGCTGCTTCTCCTATTATCGGTGCAAAATCTATATCTTGCTTTTTCAGTTCTTCTTCTACATAATCACCAAAAGCTTTTGCAGATGTTGTAATTACTCCAGCCATTGCTCCAATTATAATTCCCTTAGGCCCAAACATAGCTCCTAAGCCACCACCAACAATTCCAGCTTCTGTTAACGCACCAGCAAGATCCGAACCAGTCAAAGCCTTTACACCACTTGCAATCTCATCTGCAAGCATTACAGCTATAGTACCGAAAATACCGCGTTTAAATATTCTTGCTAGAAATGCTAATGAAAAGAGTTTACCAGCACCACTTAACAACTTACCAAAACCCAGACCACCTAAGAAATTTCCAATATTTCCAAAACCAAATTCACCGTCAACCCCATCTTTTTTACCTTCTTGTGTAGCACTAGATATAGCTGCGGCTTGATTATTTTTCTTTTCCCTTGACGCTTCTAAATCATCAAGTCTTTTTCTTTTTTCAAAATCAAAAAAACCTAATATACCAACTTTCATTTCACTAATATTTTTATTAGTGTCTTCAGCTAGCTTTTGATTAGATTGTAACGTTTCGTTAATATCAGCTAATGTAGCCATTGCTATCCCCTTTGGGCTTGTTCATTCTTTTCTTTTAAGTCTTCTGTAAGTAACGTTAGATATACTTCCCTCTCCCAAGGTATCATTAAATCTATTTCTGTTAAAGAGTATTGAAAATTTTGCATTAGTTGATAGTTCACTCTGTAATAGTTTTCTAAAGAATCATGAGAGAGGTTTAAGAAAAAAAATCCTGAATACCTTCCAATACGTTATGATTTTCTTTACCGCACGATTCGCATGTAAACTTAACATCGTATTTTAATGTTGGTGCATTTGAAATAAATTTATTAATTTCATTAAATTGACTAGTCGTTAATGAATTTATAAATTGATCTATTTCTTCATTTGATTCATCTTTTAACGAAATTAATTCATCTTCAGTCATTATACTATCAATTGACATTTTAATTGTTTCGTATACAATTTCAGTATTTGAATAATTATCTTCAGTAATAATTTTGTTGTTAATAATCTCAGTGTAAGAAGGCCATTTCATTTTAAGAGAAATGTCATTATTAATTTTTACAATATTAGATTCATTTAAATTTATTAGTTCTGCATTCTCTAAATTTACTACTACTTCGTTTGAATGCAAGCATGATTCGTCTGAACATTTTACTGCAATTGTGGTAGTTTCACCTACAGCTTTAGTTCTAATATTTGTAAAAACATAATCTACATCAAATGATGTAAGTTTCTTTTCATCAATATTAGTACAACATGCTTTTATTGTAGCTAATATTGAATTAAGAATTTGTTTTTTATCTTTTGTTTCAAATGCCATTAACAATACTTTTTGTTCTTTCACAAGAAATGGTCTAAATTGTATTACTTCTTGTGTTGACGGTATAGTTAATTCATACTGAGGTGATTCATTCAAACGCGGAAGCGCCATATTCTACTCCTATGATAAAAAATTAGTCAAGCTGCCTAATCCACCAGTTAGTCCACCAGTAGCTTGAATCCAGCCTTGTCCGCTTGACGTTGTTTCCCAATTTGTATATGATAACTGTACACTTATTTGTACAAGTCCATCCATATCGTTATTTAATTCAACGGCCTGAACTGTTGTAGGAAATGCATCTTTTAATCTTACTGAATAAACAGATCCACCGCCTAGTCCTATATTAATTTTAATCGGTCCAGCCGAAGTACCGATATTCTTAATCGGTTTGCGCAATTGATGTATCTTTACATCTTTTGCATAATCTTTCTTATAACCTGCAATATGTCCATTTTCGTTAAGTGTATATTTTCTCCACTCATCAAAATACTTTCGTGTGCCATAATCATTAAGTGCATAGAAAGTTAATGCTACATCGTCAACGGCATAACCATATGCAACCTTTTGAAACTCCATACCAATACGACGTTCATGTGTTAATATTTGTTTACCGGGCAATGTTGCTGATGAACATAATAAGTTAAGATCTCCACCGCCAGAACCAAGACCGATACCACTTGTAAGAAGTGAAGTAAGTGAACCAAGAAATCCACCACTACCAGAAAAGTTTGTAGGTAACTCAACTAAAAATTGGTTGGTTCGAGCAAAACCGAGTTTAGATGATGCAAGAGATTTAATTTGGTCTATGCTACTCATATTGCTTTCCTTGATTGTGTATATACATTTGATGCAGATGACTTTTCGAAATCAGCTGTTGGTAAGAATGTTGCTATTTCCCATTCAGGAGCCGATACTCTTGCAAGTCTAGATTTTACGTGTGCAGTCAAATAATGCTTATAGCATGGTTTGAAGTATTTCATCTTGCTTGATGCTTGTAATAATTTATAAGATACTTGAAATCTAGTAGACTCATCGTATTTATTATTATTTGTAATATCAAGTAGCGCATCAAGCAGTTTAGCCCTTAATACATTTGGCAAATAGTGTAGATTCAAACCATAGAATCCTTTTTCTGCCGGTCCCACAATAATTGCTAAAGGAAATCTATCGTAGTAAGGCAGAGTTTCCTTGTGTTTTGGATCATAGAAAAACATATTCATAGATCCAATTAAAGGATTTTGTCTATTCACAAGTTTCACTTGTTCATCTTGCAACAAATCATTGCGATTTACTCTTCGCATCTGTTGTGCTTTTTTCCGAAACCAGTCTTGTGCCTCTTTTGTACGAGGATTAACACCAGCACGAAACGCTTCATATTCTAATTTTGCAAATAAGTTACTCATGCAACTATTTATATCTTTTTCTTAGGCTTTTTTCGATATGGCTTTAATGGTTTTAATGGCTTTAATTTACCCTTTTGGTCTTTCATAATACCCATTGACTTTAAAGTGTTCTCTGTCCATATTTGAAACTCCCATCCTCTATCTTTGGCAAAGGAATTAGCCGCTTCCCACTTATTCATATTCTTTACATATGTCATTGCTTCGCCAATATATCTTTTACTCTTATTGGCATTTTTAGGAGGTTCTGTTTCTTTGGCAGGTTTTATTTCAACAAGTATTGTTTGACCGTTGTTAAATGTAATCTTAAGATCTACAAAATATCTATGGTATCTTTTATCAATATCCCAAAAATAAGGTACGACTGTTTCTTCTGATGACCAATGTTTTATATCGTCATTACGATCACACCACAAGAAACAAAGCTTTTCCCAATGAGAACGATATGTTACTTTATCAGGATCACCTCTGTATTTCTTTAGATTCTTTGGTATGTACTTTCCAGAATATGCCATTTTTTGATATAAATAGTGTTGTAATTTACTAATTGTATTTATAGGAAGTAAAATGGCACGAGAAGATGGACCAGGTAGCAGTGATTTTGGCACAACCGCCGCTTACAAGAAACAACATAATACTGAAAAAAATGTGCAAAGTCTTGGTAGTGTAAAAAATGAAAATGCTACTAGGTCAGCTGAAACCATTCAAAAAGAAAATTTTAGCCCAGCACCTACAGTATACAAATATCCTTTAGATGGTGCAGCAGATTTTCCGGCAATGATGCAATTTAAGGTTCGAACTGTTGATGCATATACAGTTGATACCGCTGAATACGCGCAATATTATGATGCTCCTTTAATAACAAAAGGGTGGAATGCCCTTACAAAAAGTGAGGCTGTTCAAGATCAAGAAACAGTTGAAGAAGGCGATTTTGCGACTACTACCAATAATGATGGTGACTTTGATGATGCGGAAGCAGAAGATACCCCTACCGGTTCGGTAAATCAATTTGAATTAAATAGACCACCTGCAAAGCGCGGTTCGGTAAATCAATTCGAACTGAATAGAGTTGCTAGCGCAAAGGCTGAAGAAGCAAGTAAACAGGATCGTAATCCTCGTAGAGATGGTGCAACAGGATTAAAAACGATGGATCCTGTAAATCCAGTAGTGATTAGAATTTATATGCCACAGTCTCTTGTTGTAAATGATGATATATCATACAATCAAGAAAATCTAGGTACGCGAGGATTAGTTGCATCTGCTGCAATGAATAACGGATCAGGAATACTTGGAGCTATAGGAAATGCAGTTGCTGAAGGATTAGAAAGTGTTTTTAATTTAGCAACTGGTCAAATTACAAGAGATACTGCAAATGTTGCTGCAGCACGTATATCACAAAAAATACCTTCTGCAGGATTAAGAGCAGCAGCGTCGACTGCCCTGCAAACCGGCGTCAATCCTGGTACAAGGATGATATTTGACAGACCGAATATTCGTCAATTTACTTTTCAATTTAGATTTATAGCCACTTCTGCAGCAGAAGCTTCTCAAGTAGAAAGTATTATTAAATCATTTCGTACAGAAATGTATCCTGAAGCAATCAATATTGCTGAAGGTATACCTGCTGGATATAGATTTCCTAATTTGTTTGAGATATCTTTTAAGTTTTTAAATTCACAGGCAAAATTTCCAAAGATACAATTAGCATATCTTCGAAGTTGTCAAGTAAATTATAATGGAAGTCAAATGGTTTTTCATGCCGATGGTCAACCAACAGAAGTAGATATGACTTTGATATTCCAAGAGTATCGCGCTCTAGCAAAACAAGATATTGAAAGAGGTTATTAATGTTATACTTTCGCAATTTTCCTAGAACAGCATACTACTTTGGTAATAACAAAGACTTAGGTGGCGAAAAATTATCGTACGAAGTATTTCAGGATATTTCTCGCTATTCAGATATCATTGATCAAATTAAAGACAATGTAAGTTTTTATCGTACATACAATATTCAAGAAAATGATAGACCTGATCAGGTGTCGTTTAAACTCTATGGTAGCCCACAGTTTCACTGGACTTTTTATCTTCTTAACGATCACCTAAGATCAAGAGGATGGCCTCTTACACTTAATCAATTGGAGGATCAAGTGAAACAAGATTTTCCTCATAACGTTATACGCACTAAAACTCCTCTTACAGGAGTATTGCTTGTAGGGCAAACTGCATCCGGAGGAACATCAGGTACTAGAGGTGAAATTCTTAGAAGAAATCTAGATCTCGGTCAAATTGTTGTAAATTCATCAAACCCCTTTATTAAGGGTGAAATTGTAACAAACGTAACAGTCGACTTAGAAATACCTGGATCAATTACTGCTCACGCAGTAATGAACGAACATTTAGCAACGCATCATTACGAAGACGGTGATGGCAATTATGTTGATATTGATCCAAGTCAAGATGCTCCCGCGATCTACACAGAAGTAACACACTTCGATAGATATGTAAGAAAAAACAATGAGTTAAAAAGTATCAAAGTTATTAAACCTGATCTTATCAATGAAGTATCTTCTGCTTTTTTCCAATCAATTAGAAGCTAGTTATGGCACAAACAAAAGGAAAACAAGGTTACGTACTCGAGTCTGTAATTATTAATTCGTCTCGTATGCTGGAGCCTGTTGATATTGCTGGAGTGGTTTCTGATATGGAAATCTTCGAGCACATAGATTTACCATATATTACAGGCCAAATTGCTTTTATTGATACGTTAAGACTTTATGATAGAATTGATATTCAGGGTGCTGAATTTTGCACAGTAACATTTCGAAATTCTGAAGCCGAAGGAGCCTTTGTAGAACATAGATTTGTTATTGATAAAATTATAACAAATAAAAAAGCAAATGAGCAAACAGACTTAGTAATGCTTCATTTAGTTGAAGATATACTTTTTCTTTCTAATTTAAAAAATGTGAATAAATGCTATCAAGGTAGTCCGGATGAAATCATTACAAAGATTGCACAAGAATGGTTAGACTATGAAGTAGAAGAAATTTATTCTGATGTATTTCAAAAGAAGATGAAGGTTATTGTACCTAACCTTACTCCAGTAGATGCCATGACATGGATAAAAAATAGAGGTACAACGACTGAAGGGTTTCCTACATATCTTTTTTCTTCATTCACACAAAATAAATTAGTATATGCAGATCTTAAAACTATGATTGAAGCTGAGCCAATTAATAAAACATCTCCTTTCATACATGGACCTACGGATCATGACTTAGAAAAGTCATCATTTAGACTTGTTCCAATAAAAGAATACTCTATAGAAAATGCAGAAGACATGTATGGTTTAATAGCTGATGGGTTAATATCAGCAGAGCATCATTTTATTGACACTCATAATTTCACAGATTATGCATGCAATCATAATATTATCGATGATGTTATAGAAAATATGATAGAGAGTAAAATAAGAAATCAAGAACCGGTGATGGCTTCGAATTTTACATTTAATGACGTTGAACTGCAAAATCAAAAGTCGAGAACAATTACACAAATATCAAGCGCCGGCGCATACGATGATGGTACAAATAGATATGTATCTTATGATGAAGATGAAAATACAGGTCATAAGAAGAAGGTAGCATCAAGGAGTCTTAAAAAACTTTTACGTAAATCTCCGATAACTATACGTTTAGATGGTATGGGGTTTATTAATTCGGAAGGTCATTACACAACAGGTAACGTAATAAGAATTTTATTTAGTGCTAATAGACCAATGGATCTTGGAGACTTAAAACTTGATCTAAAAAAATCGGGGGATTATTTGATATACGGGGCAAAGCATTCATTTGCAGGTAATAGATATCAAATACATCTAAATTGTGTAAAGCTAACTAACTACACGGATGATAATCCATTGAAGGTAATAGGATGATACCTAAAACATATAAAGAATATTACGGAGATGAAACTCGTTGGTTCGTAGGAGTCATTAAAGATATTAATGATCCTGTAGAATTAGGTAGAGTGAAAGTAAGAATCTTTGGTATTCATACAGAAAATGTGAGTGATATTTCTGACGGTGATTTACCATGGGCTCAAGTGGCTGTACCTATCACTGAAGGCGGTAGTTCTGGTATTGGTACAAATGTCGGGCTAAAGCCGCAAGCACAAGTATACGGTATTTTTTTAGATGGTAAAAATTCTCAGCTACCTCTTGTACTTGGTTCAATACCTAAATTTGAAAGAAATTTAAATTTAAATTTAGATCCTTCTAGTACTGTACCTGATCAAGTGCAAAGAAATCCAAAGGTTATACCCGGTGGTATTAATGCAGATAATGAATATCTTGTAGGAGCTACAAACGCAGAAAAAGCATTTAATTTCTTTTTAACTCCTGAAGGTGGAGGATTTACACCAGCTCAAGCTTGTGGTATTCTAGGTAATTTTTGGATTGAATCAGCAGCAAATATTACAGGTGATCTTAACACAAAGGCGGCGTCTGCTCCACCTGAGAGATCATTTGGTATTGCACAATGGAATTCAAGTTCAAATGCAGGATATCGATATCAAAACCTTGTAGAATTTTCTGGAAGAAAAAATTTGGCATGGGACACATTATATCCGCAATTGCTTTTTACTGTTCATGAACTATATGAATCAAAAAAATATTATCGTTTAAATGATTTAAAAAGAGCAACTACACCTGAGGAGGCATGTATTATATTTGAAGATAGATTTGAAAATCCCAAAGAAAAAGGGCAAGTTGCTAGACAAAAAGTAGCAAGAGATTTTTTTAGGACATTGGCGTCATGACAGAAGAACTAATTAAAGCGGCAAGAACCGCAATGCGCAATCAGATGGCTCAGGCACAAGGCGCTAGTGAGCTTGAAAAAGAAGGTCTTGCACTTGCTGAAAAAATGATGGAACAAGCGCTTAAAAAAGATGCATCTATATCTGAAGATATGGGTAAAGAAGTATTAGGATTTATATCAAAAGCTGCTAGTGTAAAGAAAAGAGGTGCAAATCCTAAACCTGATCCTACGCCAGCTCTATCAGGACCGAGTGCTGGTAAAGGTAATACTCAAACAGCTGCACAAAAAGCTGCACTTGATGTTCTTACCGGTAAAACGTCAACATCCTCAACTGTAGTAAAAAAAGTACTTGCTCCTGGAAATATAGAAGGTATAAGACAGGCTAATAAAGATGGATTTCAACTAACAGAAAAAGAAATTAATCAAAAATTTGACGATGCAGCAAAGCAATTAGAAATTAATGCAAATGATCCTGCAGTAAAAGAAAAATTTAGACAGCTAGGAATCGATTCTGCTACGTTTACAGGTCTCACCGGTAATCTTCAATCTGGTCTTTCAGGCTTGGCAGCAAATAATATTGGAGCACAAGTAGTAACTGCGCAAAAGAAAATGGCATCAAATCAAATGGACCAGCTTTCTAATCCATTTGGTTCTTTTAAATCAAAAATAGATGTACCTTCATTAAATGTAAAAGCCGGTGATCCTTTAGCACCGGGTTCAGATCTTATTAGTAAGATGCAAAGTAAAACTGGATTTTCACCAGAATCTCTTGCGGCTAAAAACCCATTTGGATCTATGGGTGTAGACTTTGGAAATATTCAAGGTTCAATTGCATCTTTAGCCAAGGGTGGACCTGTTAATAAAGATCTTGGTTTAAATCTACCTTCTATTAATAGCGATGCGAGCATCGCCGCTTCTGGATTATCTCCTGACAAAATACCAGATATTATTAATAAAGGAGGGTTTACTAATCTTGCAGAGACTGTTAAAAAATCAGAAACACTTCCAGACAATATTCAGCCTTCAACACCTGTAGAAGAAATTGGAGTGCCAAGTAATAGACCTGTAGAAGAAGCTGTTTATACAACAGCTCACACATCAGAAGAAATTGAGCTAGAACTTGGTGCAACGAAAAGAGATATAGGTATTTTTATTGCAAGGTGGAATGCGACTACCTCTGATAATAGAGTAGAAAGTGCAAAAAAATATAATGAAGCATCACTTGAGAAAAATGGTAAATCAGCAAATACTCATTATCTTATTTTAAGAGACGGATCAGTTCACAGAATATTAAATACCGAAGCATCGCCAGAAATACCACCTATGGCAGGAGCAAACACTGCTACAGCAAAGTTTATAGAAAGTATGAATAAAGTATACCAAGGGGCTATTGTTATTTGTTTTGATGCTGGTTATACGTGCACTACAGCAGAAAAGAATGTTAAGTTTTTAAGCAATCAAAGTATTACTTCTGAACAAATGGATTCTTATAGAATGATTGCCGAAGCTGCAGTAAGGTCTCATCCGGGCGCTGGACATATTGCTATGGAATTATTAGCAGATATAATTTCAAAAGAACTGGGTTTTACATACGGTGGTGGTACTAGCAAATTAGGACCAGGATTTAATGCAGACAAGTATAGAGAAAATTTAATGGCTGGTGCTGATACAAATGAATATGTGCAAGAGAGAAAATAAATGACAGAAGTAGATAATTTAGAAGACATTCCTGCGGATAAGAGCCCTGTAGACGGATTTGAAGATTTCCAAGGTGCATTTCCTTTAAGGCAATATGCAGGAAAACAATCTACAAATCTTGAAGCGCGTGGTATTGAAGAAAATAAAATACCATATGGCGGTGGTGATAAAGGAATAAACTTAGAATTACTCGATCAAACTTCTTCCGAATATCCTTTTAATCAAGTGCGAAGAACAATAGCTGGTCATGTTACTGAATTTGACGATACACCTGGTCGTGAAAAAATTCTCATTAAACATAAGAGTGGCACAGGCCTTGAGTTTCAACCTGACGGTACAATTCTTTTATATAGTTCTAAGAATACAGTACGTGTTACAGCAGGTGATGAGAAAGTTATTATCGAAGGTGATGGTGATGTAACATACCATGGTAATCTTAAGTTAAGAGTTGATGGTAATTTTGATCTTGATGTCGGCGGTGATTTTAATGTTACTACGCACGGCGATAAATTGGAAGATATAAAAGGCGGCATTCGACAGGACGTTAATGGTAATATACAATCTTTAATCAACGGCAATGTCACTACACAAATTACAAGGAATGAAACGCGGGTCGTGCACGGTGATCAAGACTACTTCATTAAAGGTAATAAGTCGAATCTTGTACAAGGTGTATTAGAGAATTTGTCAAAAGACGTTATGCGTATGACGTCTGAATCTCAAGCAGTTATGTCTTCTCCTGATATTAATATTGGTGCTACTAGTTTATCTGTATTCGGCGCTGCTGGTACTATTGGTGGTGATCAAATTGTTTATTACGGAACCACTGCGCATATTGATAGAGTTAATTCTACGTCTATGCATGCTCCAACATTTCATGGTGATCTTACTGGTAGAGCAGATGAAGCAATTGCATCTGACACTGCAATATATGCATCATACGGTGGTGGACCTGGTGGTCCGGCTGGCTGGACAAATACTAATACAACAGCAACAAATGTAACTACAACAGAATTTACAACAGAATTATCTGAAGATTATCTTGCTAAACATGAACACGCTGTACGTGAAGTGTTGATTGATCCAGGTGCTTTACTTTATAATCAAATCAATCGTGATGCAGATTACGGTGGTGTTTCAGATAGAACACTTACGACTGCAGAAGTTAGATCAAAATTAAGAGATCCATTAAATCAACAAAACGAAACGTTTATTGGAGCTATACTATCTGAAGGTCTTATGCATCATTCATTTTCAAATGCTGCACCAAATGATATTGATCGTATTGAAGGAAGAGAAGCTACTGTTCGTAGAGCGCAATCTAAAAAAGTCTTAGGCAAAAATCCAGGTGGTGAAACAAAAAGATTCAAAGGATCAGTAAGAGATGGATTACGTAAAGTATCAATTAGTGCTGTTTACAAACCTGATAACAAAGTTATTACATCACGCACGGAATTAGCGCAAGGTGTTGTTATAGGTAGATTTTTAGGTGGCTATGGCGATGCAGTTACGTTTGATCATGTAATTGATAATACAAAAAAGGTAACGATTGCTAGGAATTTATTATTAAATGCAAATGCAAACAGATCGATTATGGTAAATAGTGATGTATACAGCGAACACCGTCTTGTAGTTGCCGAAGGAATATACCGCAAATATGCAAATGAAGGTATGACATCGCTTGGTGTCAATGATCTTAAATCAAAAGGTAGATGTGTTGTCTATGAATTACACGACAGAACAGGCAATATTGATCTTAATAAAACATTTGATCTTGCTTCATGGTGGAAAGATTCATTGCAATTTGAAAAGCTTATTTTAAGTTACGATACATTTAATCCGCAAGGTGGCGCGCTAACAGCACAGATTATTCTTATTATGCCTGAACTAAAACCAGATTATACAGCTACATTCAATAATTTGATTGAAACTAGATATAATAACTTTGTACAAAGTACAAATGAGATTGTCGAATGTCTATAAAAGGATATAAATAGTAACACTATGGCAGTAAACAAAGCATTTTCTATTGAAGACGGTAATCTTGCTAACAAATCAATTGTTGTTGCAAGGGAACAGACCTATTCAGATATTGATTTAACATTTACACCAAAACCATCCGGAGATCTTTTTAAGAAGCTCGAGTCTGCTGATGTTAAACAGTCTGTAAAAAATCTTTTGCTTACTAATAATACTGAAAAGCCGTTTAATATGAAATTTGGTGCCAACTTAAATGCTTTTCTTTTCGAATTAGATACTGAAACAGACTTTGATATATTAGCAGAAAAAATAATTGAGTGTGTAGATCTATATGAGCCTAGAGCTCAAGTACTACAAGTTAATGGCAATGTATATCCAGCAAGAAACGAAGTAGTAGTTACAGTAGAATTTCAAGTATTAAGTACATCTGAATTAGTTGTACTTGATCTAACGTTGACAAGGTTAAGATAAATGGCAACAAGTACAGTAAAATCATCCGATCTAGATTTTAATAATATTAAGCAAAGTCTTAAAAGTCATCTGAAAAGTAAATCAGAATTTTCGAGTTATGATTTTGAAGCTTCAGGTCTTTCAAATGTGCTTGATGTTCTTGCATATAATACACATCTTAATGGTCTCACTGCTAACTTTGCAATGAATGAATCTTTTCTTACGACTGCACAATTAAGAAGTTCTGTAGTATCACACGCACAAATGCTTGGATATCAAACGAGATCTCGTACTGCCGCAAATGCACTTATTAATATTTCAATTAATTTATCAAGTGTATCTGGTCGACCTGCAAAATTAACTATTAATAGAGGAAAACAATTTACAAGTTCTATTGATGGTGTAACATATACGTTTAGAACTAGAGAAGCTATTATTGCTAGTGATGATGGCACAGGATTGTACATATTTAAAAATGCAGCCGGTAGTGAAAACATTTCTATAACTGAAGGAATTGAAAAAACTAAAACGTTTCTTGTTGGAGAAAAAGTAGAAAGACAGATCTATATTATACCTGATGAAACGATTGATACACTTACAGCAGATGTAAAAGTATTTGAGTCAGTAAGTTCATCAAGCTTTGTAACTTTTACTCCTCTAAGTCAGGCAATTAATGTTGATGCAACAACTACTCATTTTTCATTACATGAATCTCCAAATGGATTTTATGAATTAAACTTCGGTGATGGCATTTCATTCGGCAAATCACCTGAACCCGGCGAAAAGGTAGAAGTAAAATATCTTTCATGTAAGGGACCATTAGCAAATAACGGTACTCTCTTTACACCTACAAGTGGAATTACAATTGGTGGTATTGAATATTCTTTAAGTGTTGTAACAAACACTGAATCAAGTGGCGGTGCTGAAAAACAATCTATAGAATCTATTAGACAGCTTGCACCAATCGCTTATGCAGGTCAGCAAAGGCTTGTCACTTCTCTTGATTACAAAGCAATGATTGAATCAAACTTTCCTCAGGTTTCTTCAGCATCCGTATGGAGCGGTGACGAAAATGTGCCTATTGATTATGGTAAAGTTTTCATATCAATTAACTTTACTAGTGGCACTTCTAGTTCAGTACAACGGGCAGTAAAAGATGCTATTGTATCTAACTATACTACAAATCTTGCGGTTATGTCAATTAAACCAGAATTTGTAGATCCTGTCTATGTCTTCCTTGAATTAAACGATGATGTACAATTTGATCCAGGTCTCACGGGAACTACGCTTGGCGCCATGGAAACTCAAATTATGGGCTTTATAAAAACCTACTTTAATAGTTTTCTTAGAGATTTTGGTCAAGTGTTTCGAAAATCAAATCTTACAACAGAAATTGATGCTCTAGATAAATCTATTTTATCTAACGATATTAATATCAAAGTGCAAATGAGACAAAATGTTGTTGTTAATGCTTCTAATAATTTTGTGTTAAATTTTCCTGTACCTATTGCATCGCCTGATGATGTTTTTCATAGAGTTCAATCGGATACTATTGAATTTAATGGATTGCCGGCCCAAATTAAAAATAAATTATCTTCAAATGTTTTACAAATTTTTGACTTACAAGGAAATGTTCTACTTGATAACCTAGGTTCTTATAACCCAGCAAACGGTAAAGTAACATTTATTGGATTCGAGCCAAGTCAAATTGTTAGCGGCAAATCATTTTTAAAAGTAAACATAACACCTCAAAGTGATGCAAAGATTGAACCACTTAGAAATTATATCCTCGCGCTTGATACTGATCGATCTTCGGTAACTGCAAGGATTGACAGACAGACACCAAATCTACAAGTTAGTATCTAATGGCATCCTTCGAAACGCAAAAAGATTATTTTAGGTTCGATCCAAACTTTAGAAAAAGCTTGGTTCAAGAGTCATTGCCTGAATATTTTCAGCAGTCATATCCGAGTCTAGTACAGTTTCTAGAAGGTTATTACGAATTTTTAGATTCAGATGATAAC